GGTCGGGGGACTCCGGTCATCGCGTTCGCGCTGCGAGGCCGGGAGGCGGGTGCGCTGCCCGAGGTCCATCGCGACGGCTCGACTGTCGGTAGTCTCCGCGCAGCCGGAGGGGGCTCATCGCGGGACTACATCGCGTTCGCCGAGAACCAGCGCTCCGAAGTCGTCACCAGTTCGACTATGCCTTCGCTGAAAGTAGGCGGCGGTAAGCCGGGCCAGGGATACCCGGCCGTCACCGACGGCATGACCGTGCGCCGCCTAACCCCACTTGAGTGCGAGCGACTGCAGGGCTTCCCCGAGGACTGGACCGAGGGTCAGGCCGACTCACACCGCTACAAGCAGCTCGGCAACAGCGTCGCTGTACCCGTTTTCGAATGGGTCGGCCGCCGTCTCGTAGCCGTCGATCGGGAGGTGGCCTAGTGGACCCCATGTCCATGCCTGGCCGGCGGCTGTACGAGCAGACGCGGAAGCTCCAGAAGGCGAAGCGTGCCTACATGCGCCGCCGTGTCACCGCTGTCCCAGTGAAGGAAGCGACAGTCCTGCAGTTCCCCAACCTGAAGGAGGCGCCGAATGGCGAGGATCAGAAGCATCAAGCCGGACGCCTTCATGAGTGACAGCCTGTCTCAGGTCCCGCGGGGGGTCCGGTGGACATTCGCCGGGCTGTGGACCTACCTGGACGACGAAGGCCGCGGACGGGACGACGTGCGCCTCATCAAGGCCGCGCTGTACCCGCTCGATGACGACGTGGCGCTGGCGCAGATCGCCGACGACCTGAAGCAACTCGAGCATGTCGGTTGCATCTGCCGTTACCAGGTGGACGGGAAGGCCTACATGCATGCCCCGAACTGGACGGATCACCAGAAGGTTTCCCACCCCACTGCAAGCAAGCTCCCGAGGTGTTCGGGACACGATCCGGATCCGTTCGGGAAGCCTCCGGAGGAAATCGTGAAGCCTCCGGAATCGCTCCGCCCTGAAGGGAAAGGAAAGGAACAGGGAAAGGAAGGGAAGGGAACGCGTGCGAGCGCGACCTCATCGGATCCCCTGTTCGATGAGTTCTGGGCCACGTACCCCCGCAAGACCGACAAGGCCAACGCCCGCAAGGCGTGGGCCAAAGCGCTGAAGAAGACCAGCGCGCGGACCATCATCCTCGCTGCTGCTGCCCTCGCTGCCTCGAAGCCGGACCTGAAATTCACCGCCCACCCGTCGACATGGCTCAACGGCGAACGGTGGGACGACCAGCCCGTGACACCGGTCTCCGAGCAGCCGAAGACCTACTGGACCCCACCAACTCCGCCGCGGGAGATCGCGGACGACCCGGACCGGTACGCCGGCTGGTACGCGGAGCAGGTCGCCAACCGTGGGGAGGCGTCATGATCGACAGCGAACGCGCGCTGCTCGGTGCCGTGCTCAGCGGCTACAAAGGGCTGTCGGATCTGACCCGGGTTGTCACAGGCGAGGACTTCGCGCAGGTGATGCACGAGGAGATCTGGAACGCCGCCCTACGCGTCCACGCAGCTGGTAACACCCCCGACCCGGTCCAGGTGCGGGCGGCATTGGGTGAACGTGCGACACGGCTTCCTGGCGGTCCCACGTACCTCGTGGACCTGATGCAGGCGTGCCCCCTGGCCATCAGCGCCCCCGCCTACGCCAAGGCCCTCAGTGAAGAAGCCGGACGCCGCCGGCTCCGGTCGGTGGGACAGGCCATCATCCAGCTCGCCGAGGCGGAGCGGGACGTCACCGAGATCGTCGAGGAGGCGCGGCAGCGGCTCGACGAGGCCACTCGTGGCGCACGGGAACGCTCCGCGCTGAGGATCGGCGACACGCTGCCAGGGGTCATCGAGACCGCCGAGCACGGCACCTCGCGGGGCATGTCGACGCCGTGGCCCGACTTGGACCGGATCGCGAACGGCTTGGCTCCTGGCCGGCTGATCGTGATCGGCGCCCGCCCCGGGACCGGGAAGTCTCTGGCGGCGGTGAACATCGCCGCTCGAGTAGCGGAGCGCTACGGCAAGGGCGTGTACCTGTCCAGCCTCGAGATGGGCAGCACCGAGGTAGCGCAACGCATGATGTCGGCCCATGCCCGCGTGGACCTGTCCCGCTTGGAGCGCGGCGGGATGAGCGAGGGCGACTGGGAGGCGACCCGCTCTAGCTACGCGGCGATGCAATCGTGGCCGTTGCATATCGACGACTCCTCGAACCAGACCGTGGCGTCGATCCGGGCGAACGTGAGGGACCTGTCCCGCAAGCACGACATGTCCGTGGTGATCGTCGACTACCTGCAGCTGCTGACCCCGCGTGACCGCAGAGCGCCGCGTGAACAGCAGGTCGCGGAGATGTCCCAGGGCCTGAAGCAGCTGGCGCGGGAGCAGAACGTCTGCGTGATCGCGATCGCTTCCCTGAACCGCGGCGGCGCCGGAAGGGCGGACAAACGCCCGGTCCTGACCGATCTGCGGGAGTCGGGATCCATCGAGTCTGATGCGGACCTTGTGATCCTGATGCATCGCCCGAGTGACGACAAACCGGACATCGAGGTGATCGTCGCGAAGCAACGCAACGGCCCGCTCGGCGAATGCCGCCTCCAGCTCCAGGGCCACTTCGCGCGGCTGGTCTCGGCCGGCCACTTCCAGAGGAGCGCCTAATGCCTGACCTCGAGATTCTCGCGCCGATCGCAAAGGCGATCCTGCGTGACGCTGCTCGCCGAGTCATTGCCTTCGATCCGGAGCTAGCGGCGCACCTGAACGAACTGGCCGCTGACTACGCAGGCCCATACACCGAACAGGAGACAACCAATGGCTGAACTGGACCCGACCTGGACATACGCGCCAGACGCAACCCAGTGCAGGTACGGCCACCCGTTCAGGAGCGAGGCGGATTGCTTCCTGCCTGAGGACTGGGACCACTTCATGTGCCGCAAGTGCATCGCCGAGGCGGGACTCACGGAGTCTGAGGTCGCGCGTTCCTTGGAGGCCTGGTGACTGAGTACCGCGAAGAGCACCAGGCTGCTCGTGATGCGGGGTTACGTGCCCGGCATGAGACCAGGCTGCGGAGAGCGATCAGACGCGAAGTAGCCGAAGAGATCGCGCAGGCGATCCAGGCGGCGCGCATTGAGCGCAAGTGGAACGTTGTGGCCATCGCTGCCGCTGGTGAGTGCGCCGCCATCGCTCGTGAGATCGGTTCCAAGGGAGGTAGTGATGACTGACCACACCGAGCGGCGAATCGTTATGGCGCACAGGATTGCGATGACGAGCAGCGACGACAACCCGCTCAAGGCGCTGCGGGAGACGCTCATGTTCTCGTCGCAGGACTGGGGTGAGGCCGCCGACTTCGCCTGGATCTACGGCATCGTCTGCGGCTGGCAGGACGAGGAAGACGACTACCACCCGAGCCTGCAAGCCGACTTCGGCTGGTCCGACGAGCAAGTGGCCCGACTGAAGCGGCTGCGCGCTGCATTCGCTGATCTGGAGGCTGCTCATGCCTGAGCAGACCGAGCGGCGACCACTCAGCCCACCGGACACCTGCGAGTGCGGTACTCGCCTCAAGGACGGGTGGTGCGGCACCTGCCGTGAGTTCATCTGGAGGATCCGGTGACTGAGTCTGGGAGCACCGACATGGACATCCCGCGCGAGGCTGTCGATGCTGTCGCTCGCGTCCTCAACGACTGGTACGAGGTGCCGAAGTCGGGTGCACGCGTCGCTGAGGAGGCTCTCGCTGCTGCTTTCCCCCACTTGCGTCCCTTGTTCCAGCATGCGACCGAGGTCGGACGCAGAGAAGCGCTGATGGAGGCGCACAACGCGGTACAGGCGAAGCTGGGCATCACATCGCGCGCCTTGCCAATCATCCGCAGCATCGCTTCTCCGGCCTCTGACGCCTCCTCTGAGCCTCTAACAGGCTCTGGGGTAGGTACGGGTGACACCGAGGGCGGTGAAAGCTCGTGAGTGAACCCTGGAGAAGCGTCCCTGAATCGAGCTTGCCCGAGAGTGCATTCCAACTCAACACGTACCGGCCCGATGAGGTCCGGTGTGTGAATGGGCATCAGTTCCGCTCGGAGGCTGACTGCATCCTGCCCGAGGAGTGGGATTACTTCCTGTGCCGCCGCTGCGTCGAGGAGAGCCTGTGAACGAACCCTGCATGGTCGAGTGGTGCGACCGCCCCGTAGGCGATGGCTACTGCTGCCAGAGCTGCCACGACAAGCTCTGCGTGTCCCTAGGAGACGTTCCCGCGCTCTGGGAGGAACTGGAGACCGTCCTCACCAAGCAGGCCCGCTACGCCGCCGCCGAGTTCCGCCGTGGAGAGCAGGCGCTCCCGTTCAACGACGCGGCCAGTGAGGTCGGCTGGGTCCTGCGGAACACTCTCGGGACCTGGTGCCGTCTGATCGCGGAGGAGCGCGGCAAGGATCTGCCCGAGGACAACCCGCCGGCAATCGCACGCTGGCTGCTGAACCACACCACGTGGCTGCGCCACCAGCGGGCAGGCCACGAGGCGATCGAAGAGATCAAGGTAGCGGTCGACGCAGTCCGCAAGGCCGTGGATCGCCCGGCGCCGAGGATCTATGCGGGACCCTGCCCGGACTGCCAGAAGGACATGTACGGCCGACCCGGAGCCGAGGCAGTGGAGTGTCGCCCCTGTGGTATCAGCTACACCGTGAGCGTCAGGGTCGCTTGGATGCGGTCCGAACTGCGCGGCAAGCTGGTC